GCTGCAGGATTTACAGTGTATCTAAAAGCTTCTCCACCTGGTAAGGTCTCATGTTTAGCAAAATAAGTACACAACATAGTGGTTATAGTTGTTTTACCAATTCCTGAGTCTCCAAAACTAAGTAAACCTATTGGAGCTTCTCTATTGCTACGAGCAGCCGTTTTTGTATTCAAATCATCTCGAATCATTAACATATCATTTAGAGTCAATTTGATCATCTTCACATCTGTTTTGTCCAATCTAAACGAGTGCTTTTCAATATTCGTTAGTTTTTCAATAACCACATCCAATCTTCCTCTGAAATCTGATTCAGTAAACCCATTTGCTTCAGGATTGCATAATTGATCTTTCTGTCTTGTTAATTCTCTACAATCATCATACAGATTCTTGTACGTTCCACCTGAATGGAACAAACAATTAATATCTCCTGTCAAATAAACTTGATATCCACGTTCAACAATGAACAATATAGTATCACACAATACAAACATAAAGTCTGTCTTCTTATACATTCGTTTTTTAATAGCAACTTCTTCTAACTTGGTGTAACCAAATGTTTCGAAATTAATACCAAATTTGTCAAATATTGACATACTTAACAAAAACATACAACACTTGTATAATTTAATCACTATAGGACTTTCATTAATGTTTTTATAAGAATTTAAAAAACCTCTTGAGGTTTCAAAAAAATCAGCTTGAACAGATAAATCTTTGAATAAATTCTTAACGAATGGTCCCACTCGACTAAATAGGGTTTTAACAGTGGATTCGTTATATCGGCATTTCAAGAACACTCTAACTGCTAAATATATTGTTTCATATCTAGTGTATCCTTCTATTTTCTGTGTTGACATTTGTACACATGTAATTATGTCATCAAACAATTTAGGAATATAATCAGCATCTAGATCCTTGAAGTGTCTCAACATATCTGCACTTAAATGGGGAAAAAAGTAGTGTGTAAAAAACTTAGATGTGTATGATTCAGACTCTGCTTGTACTACGAATTTTGATAAATCAATATTTCTATTTCTTGGTGATATATTTTGAAACATACCATAATCGTGTTCTGATGAATATAAAAATTCACCATACAAATAAGGTTCGGATTCAATACTCTTATATTTGAATAATTCTTCTTCGAGATTTATACTTTCACTAGGGGGTTTTGATTCTAGATCAAAGTCCAGAAGGACCTCTTTATCACAACAAAAAATTTCTGGAATTTCCTCTTGTAAAATTTTATCTTCTTGTGTTGTGGTATCTAGGGGACTCAAGTACGTTCTTTGAAAAGAATGTACCGCTTGCTTCTCATCACAAGATCTATCACAAAAAATCCTGTGAATAGAGTCTTCGAAATATTGTATTGGTGACATAGGTCCATCACTCTCATAAATCATTTCTTCATCATTAAGAGTGATAATAGACAATTTGGATGACTGAGGTTTTTCATCTTTTTCGAGATCGATAAATAGCTCCTCATTTTGAATATGAGATTCAGGAAACTTGAAGCTTTCTATCTCTCTGTTCAGTATAGTTCTCTTTAAAGAGATACCAAACACCAATTCGAGCCATGCTCTTTCTTCAGTGTCAATCTCAT